TCACATATACCCTGTAGCGCGTAAGCGTTCGAAAGCGTCCTCGGTTTCCCGATCCATGGCCCTTCCGGCCCGCTCGGGCGTTTTTGTCAGTTCAAGCTCGCGGATAATGTCTTCGATGCTTGCCGCATTACTTTCGACAGGACTGGTGATGTCGCTGTCGCCCAGCGAACGATAGCGCTTGCCATCGCGCGAAAAATAAAGCTCGACGATCGGGATGCCCTCGCGCTGGATATAACGCCATATGTCTATTTCGGTCCAGTGCAGTAACGGATGGACACGTAAATGCGAGCCTTCAGGAAGATCGGTGTTGAAATAATCCCAGAATTCCGGCGGCTGGTCGCGGAAGTCCCACTCGCCGCTGGCGCCGCGCGGACTGAATACGCGCTCTTTCGCGCGCAGGCTTTCTTCGTCGCGGCGGATACCGGCAATGATGCCTGTCAACTTGTACTTCGCAATCGCGTTCTTAAGCCCAAGAGTCTTGCGCGCAGCAGAGCGGGCGGCGGGCGGCAGGCTTTGATCGACCTCGCTGATCGGCGGGCAGTCATCGACAATCAAATTAAGTCCCCACGCTTCGGCATAGGCTTCGCGGAACGCGTACATCTCGGGGAATTTCTTGCCAGTGTCGATATGCATCACAGGAAACGGCACATGGCCAAAGAAAGCTTTCTTGGCCAACCAGACCATGACATTGCTGTCCTTGCCCAAGGACCAAAGCATTGCCAGATTGTCAATGCGGTTAAACGCCTCGCGCAGAATATAGACGCTCTGCGATTCCAGCCGATCAAGATAGTCAAAAACGCCGCTCATCAATGCAACCTGTATTTCTCAACGTCATACCGTAACCCGGTTCGCGCCTATCAATACTTTTAATGGCATTCTACCGCAATACGATAATCGATCCGAGAGCGGCGTAGCTGTAATGGCAGCTATGCCGGATAGGATAACCCAGGTTGGATCGCCGTGGCCTCAGCGGAGCATGACAAGCTGGCCGGAAATGCTGCCATCCCCGAGTTGGCGGCTTGCCATCTGGCATTGGCGCAGCTGGTCGCGCAGGGCGATATAATCGCCGACAACGGCAAGCAAGGCGCTGTTTTCCGGCAAGGATTCGATTTCGGCGGCAAGTTTCGCATGAAATGTGGGGGTATAAGTGACCAGCGGCGGGCAAAGGCTTGCACCGGATCCGGTGCAAGCCGTCAGCCCCATAAGGATAAAAAAGCAAACGAAACAGGAGCGGAATATGAAAAAGCTCATAAGCCGCCTCCCTCTTTCAAGCGTTTTAAAATGGCCTCCCGACCCCTCGGTGCCGCCGCCGCAGCTTTCATTGCATTGGCGGCAAGCGTGGCCTTATGTTCAGCATCGCCGCGCTTGATCGCGTCGGCGCCAGCCCGATGGCCAAGTTGATAAACCACACAAAGAACCGCGAAAAATCCGGACAGCGCCGAGAGAAGAAGAAGGCCCTGCATTATCTGCGGTCCGCCGTGAAAGCGGCGATGGCGCCTGCCAATGCCAGGCCAATGCTGATGACGGCCTGCTGCTGCTCGGGCGATGCACGCAAACCCAGGGCGGTGGCGGCACTGACAACACCAAGCCAGGTCGAGCGTTCGCGCAAACGCGCGATAATCCATTCAGTCATGTTGTTTCCTTTTTTTAGCAAAGTGAATAAAGCCGCCAGTGTCAGATGAGCCCGGTGCGCTGGCCGTCAATCTTGGCTTCAACGCGCGAGATCGCGGCCAGAATCCGCGCCTCAAGCCTGGCGACGTCTTCCTTGGGTACATAATCGCGAATGACATCGATCAGCCAATGCTGATGTTGCTTGCGAAGGTGTTCGGTTTCTTGGCGCAACTGCATGGTCTCGGCTTGGATATCGACCTGCAATCGGCGCACCTGATCGCAGAGATCGCGATAAATCCAGGCCAGGGCGAGTATAAGACCGACAAAGGCCGGCGCCTCAATGAGGCTGACAAAGTCTGCCCAATTCATCTTCCTCTCCTCAATTCGCCAATCGATAGGCAGACTGCGCAGCTTTTTCCTCTGCAAGCAGGCTGTCGGGCGGCGTTTTGGTCGCGGCGCAAGCAACCGGCAGCCAGACAGAAAGGCCAAGGCCGTACAAAAACTCCGACAGGCGAGACGCGAATGCCTCGCGGCTCAAGGGTGGAATGATCTGACGCGCACCGCCAAGCTGGCCATAAAGATTGATGATGGAAGCCGAAAGATTCTCAACCTCCGGCACGATTGCGGCAAATTTGCGCAACATTCCATCCAATGCCTCGATCTGCTCCAGCCTGCGCAATAACAGTGCCTCAAGGTGCGAAACCTCTTCCTGGCGATGGCGCGCAAGATCCGCCGCATCAAGGACGGATATCTCTGTTTCAGCCTGCGCTTCGGCCTTGGCTAAATAGTCGAGCCGCCCATTGTTCTTGGCAAGATCGCCGCCGATCGCTTCTATTTCGGCTATGGCTGCCTCGTCGCCGAGTGCCGCACGGCATGCAAGGCTACCGGCACGGCCCTGCAAATCATCGATGACGCGCATATGATGCTGTTTCTTCTCGCGGATGGAATTCAAAAACGCCCGCCAGGCATTGGGCGTTTTGGGAATGGCGGCAGTGGCAGTCTTCGTTTTACCCTGATTACGCAAAGCCATGCTCATATCTCCTGTCTTGCCTGGCGCAATTCGCCGATAGCCGCGAGTGTCCGGATGAGCCAAAGACTGTTACCCAGGCCACTGGCTGCGAGAATCGCATCAATATCTTCGCCGCTGCCGCTGCCATCGATGACATGCCGCGCTAACGCGATCTTTCGCTCGAAATCATTGCCCCATTCCCGACGCAGCGCCTGCATTGGCTCGAAGGACGAGGGCAAATCCTCTGACTCGCAGTGTCGGCAATATTCCTGGATGATGCCATTGACCGTCCCCTGCGGCAGTCCTGCCTTATGAAACCAGGCACGCGCCGCATCCTCGAGCGCAGGGTCGCGTTCGATATGGTCTGGTACGACAATATTATAGTCCTGCGGAGACGCGGGCGGCACGAAAGCCTGCTCTAGTCCGTGAGGAAACTGATCGTCCTCGTTGTCTTTTTCCTCGGGGAATTCGATACCTTTTTCGGCCAATGCCTGACGCATCGCCTCTTTCAGCGAACGTGGCGTGTCGAAGGTCGTATTCGGTTTCATGTCTGTCCTTTCCAGTGTTTCAGAGCGTTTATGGCGTCACATGCCGATGCCGGTGATCCGGCCGAATGTGGACTGAGCGGCATCGGCCATGAGATTGAGCGACCTATAGCGTGCCTGCTGGGCACGCGCGTTTATATCGGCCCTAGTCTGGTAGTTGCCGTTTGCTGCACTTGCTAGCGGCTTGCGGGCCTCGATGCTGCCCGTGCGCGCCATGTCCGACATCACGTCAGTCGGGCTTCCCTGCATGGTTATGCCGCCCTTGGCGTAACCGACCTCTTGCTGTCCGGCGGCGCTACGCCATTTATCGCGTATGTCCCGGCTGTCCTGACGGGCAAGTGCGGTCTGATACTTTATTTCCCGCCTGGCATTTTTGCCGGCCGCTTTCATTTCGCTGTTTTGCGCAGCGATCTGCATCGCCGTCGTAAAGGCTGTCATGATGCACATCGTTATCCATCCATTGTTACAAGTTGGGGAATCAGCGCCGTGACCGTGCACGGCAACGGCATCGTCTGCCTGACCATAATGTGGGACTGACGGTCCCACCCTTTGGGAAAGGCAATGCGCTTATCGCCAGTCAGAAGGTCGGGGCTGTTATCCATACTGGCCGCGCCCTCGCGGAAGAGGACGGGCTCCATCGTTGTTTCGTTGAAGCCGATCTCGCAGCCCAGTGTTTGATAAAATCGTGCGGTCACGTTATGGATCCGGCGCATCTTGCTCTGCGCCGTTCCATCCAGCGCTCCGGCATCAATGTCCATCGAAACAATCGTGCTGTCGTAAGCAAGTCCGATTTGCGCCTTGGCAGTGGCACGATCCAGCGTGAGCGTGCCGCTTGCATCGACGATCTTGCTCGGATGTGTTGCGCCATCGGCCAATATGGAAACGCTCTCGCCCTTTAAGTGGTCAAGGCCGGCTATTTTTGTCGCCGACAAAGACCAATTTCCGGGGAAAATGTCCGAGAGATTGGGAAAAGCGGCCAGAATTGTCGCCCGAACATTATTCGGTGCATTGATGCTGCTGATGCGCGCCTTGGCAACACGGGCCGCGCCATCGGCAACGCTTATAAAGCGATAATGGATCTCACGTCCGATATCCTGCGCGGAAAAAACGTTCCCCGAGGCCGCAAAAGGCACATTTTGCGCGCCTAGCGTTGTCGCGCCAGCCCCCGGCGTAAGCGTCACATTCATCGTACCGTCATAAGTGATGCCGGCATCGACAAAGAAACAATCGGCCTTATCCTGCGTCTCGGCAGGACCCATGGCGTATTCAAGCACTTCGACATACCGCCGTAACGCACCGTTTATTTGCCGTTCGACAACGAGCCAAAGCTCGTCCTGCCCATTACCGGAGATGCAGGAAATCGACAGAACGCGCGCGCTTGCGCCACCAATACTGTGCTGATGCCAGCCGATTACATCCTGCTCGCGTAAATATGTCATGCCGATCAATGCGCCGTCGTCGCGCGCCGCCCACAAAATCGACCAAGGCTCTTGCTGGTAGGCTATCTCCTTGATCCCCGCTGCGGACAAGTGCCGCGCCATCAGGGTCAATTCCGGCGCGGCATAAGAATCCGCCTCAAAGCTATAGGACATTTCGTAAAGCTTGCGGCGTGCGCGTTGCACATAAAGAACGGCGCCGCCAATGCGTACAGGCTGCATATCCGCGCTGCCAATTGTCGTTTCACGATGCACAGAGATATTGCTCGGCGTCAGACCTTCATTCAGGTTGCTGGCCGATACGACAAATTCGCCGCCCAGAGAGCCAACCGCCAGCGTCTTGCCCGCGCTCATCCAGCGAATCGCATTTACGCGATCGTCCGATATGGTGAAGCTCAGCGCGTGGTCATCGCTGACACTGCCATCCGCGGCTGTTGGAGCAAACGTCTCATAGGCCCCGGACATCGACCCCCACAAGGTCTGCGGCTGACTGCGGGTATTGGCGAAGAACAAACGCTCTTCATAAAACGTGACACAAGACGGCCAGCCGAGCGATTCGCTCCAGGCGCCAAGACGCCAGGCTTTTTGCGCCGTCGTGGCACCGAAATCTCTCAAGACCTCACAGGTGACCGTCCAGGCGTTGGTAAAGCCCGTGACCTTGGCCATCCCCCAGGTGGCGCCGTGCTGGATGCGGATCAGGCGGCCAACGTCCGTCGATACGAAAAGATAGGGTGAAATGTTGCCGCCGCTCACATAAGCGTTCGTGAATTTTGAGCCGATCAAATCGAAGGCATTGGCGTTAACGCGCGCAATCGTCCAAACGCCATTGGCTTCGGTTGTGCCGGCCACGCCGGAAATGATCACGCGATCCTTGGTCGAAAAGCCGTGGCTTGCCGACGTAATGCGGATCAAGCCGGCAGGACTGGCGGTAGCCCCTGTGATGGCTTTATTGTTTGGCGCCGCCGTTATGGTGATGGCCGTACCTGTCAGGGCCGAAGGTTGTAATGTGATGGCGCTGGTATTCGCATCGAGATAGGGACCGTCGTTGAATTCTATGTCGATCAACTGCCAAGCCGTATGGCCCGTCCGCGTCAATTTCCGCGGCGGATGGTTGGGATGACATAAATAAAGCACGTCCGCGGATTGCGCCCATTTTAGTCCTGGCAAGTCGGCAAGCAGATAAGGCGAGACGATTTCATAAGGCACATTCGGCGCCGTAACGATCTGGCCGCGATCCTTGAAGAAGCGGAAATAACCGTCGCCTGCCTCGATGATATAGGCTTGCGTCGTCGAAAATTCGAATTGGATCAGCCTGACGGCGCCGTCGTTCTTGGTCGCCGCTACGTAACGCGTACCCGGCCGACGCGTGACTGGACCTTGCGCCAGTGGAATGAAATTCTTCAGCGTCTGGCAAGCGTTGCGGTATTTAGCAAGGTCAACGCGCCCATAAAGGTCCGCGGACCATTCGCCGGCATTGAACGTGCTAAGAATGGTTGTAACGCGCGCCATATCAATACCTGCTCTTCAGCCAATCGTCGGCGATCAGCGCGTCGGGTCGGCCTTCTTGGGCATCCGCCATGCGCGCGGACGCCATGATCTCGGCGTAATGGATGCGCATGGCATCAATGCGGCCAGGGCTTTCGGTAAGATTGGCGGCAAGAATGACAGCCAGCCGTGCAGCGATCGCTTCGGCCAGAAGCGGGTCGTAATCGCTGGGATCCTCGACAGCCCCGATATAAAGAATATTGAGCGGTGGCGCGTAATCCGTCAGGACGCGGCGGCCTTCGACCTTGTAATCTTCGCCGGCTTCTGTCGCATAAAGGCGCAGACAGCGCGCGGGATTCGGGCCGCTCGGCAATTCGTATTGATATTGAAACCCCCAGCTTGGCGTCTCGGCAACAGCCGCAAGGCCGCACCGGCGCATCGCCGCGTTCCAAGGGTAGGCGCGTAGCACGGCATCGCGCGCCGCCACATAGTTACGCTGGCAAAGATTGGCGGCTTTTGAGCCGTCCTCAAGCGACACGATGGTGTCCGCCCCTAAAAGATCCAACGCTCGATTGCAAATCGAAACAACGGATATGCTCATGCTTATCTCCGTTTCAGACCGGTATGGAAACGCCATGGGCCGCGTAAACGGCCCATGGCTTTCTTCCGGATCGGAAAGTATCAGTCGATCATGTAAAACAACTGCACGCGCATCGTGCCGCTAGCTGGCAGATCGGCTACGCCGATTGTCGCAATGACAATCTCTTCCGCCGTCAGCGCGCTGCCAATATTTGCGGCGACACCGAAAAGTGCCGGCGTATCGACAGCCGTTAATGTTGCGGCCGACCGATATTTTCCCGGCGTTCCGGTGACGCCAACGGCAATAGTCGACGTGCCCAAAGACACGCTTGTGCCCAAAATGCCGTAAAGCAACCGGGCGCCTTTTGGCAGACGCCCCACCTCTATGCTTTCGCTGTTGCGCTGACTATTGAGCAGAACGGTTTCGTTGAAGCAACGAACGCGCCCGTGCACGTCGGCCGCGGTCGGTAGATCGACGGGCGAGGTCGTGCGCAAACGCGCCATCTGAACGCCATATTGCGTTGCCATAGTATCCTCCTTAGGCCAATGTGGCGATTTCGACGATGCCCTCTTCTTCCATGCGGGTTGCCCCGATGGACATCGAGCAATAGACCTGCGTCGCATAGGATTTGTCGCTGCGCTCGGAGACCTTCACCTGCGGCGCCTGGCCGAGGGCAAGCGTGATGGCGGACTGACGCCAGGCCAGACACGCGCGATCGCCGCCGGCCGTCAGGTTAAGCCGCTGGGTGCGGATGAACTTGAAGCCCAGGAACGTATCGATCTGACCTGATGCCAAAGCCTTCACGGTGTTATAATCGCTCGACGTCACCTGCGTCGTGTTGAGCAAGACCGTGATATCCTTAGCCGGGCAGGCAAGATAGCGCGGTTCGTCCGGATCGTTCTCTGCTGCATCGAGGACTTCCTTCGCTTGCAGAAGCTTCGCCAAGGTAAGGCCCGCGCCGCCAGTCGCAATCTTTTGCGCGGCAGGCAGGGCAATCAGCGTCTGCCCCGTCTTGCCAGCACGCGCAGTGCCATTGGCCGCGGCGATGATAACGTCATCCATAGCGCGACCCAGCGCGTAACCCGCCGCCTCGTTATAGGCGTTGGTAGGATCGGTCAGGGTCTTCACAATATCCAGATGATCGATGAGGTCGGCATATTCGTAATCTTCGAGCATCACCTGCCGCCGCGCATGCGGCGTCTCGGTAAAAGGCGTATCGGCGTGCCGCGATTGACGCTTGATGGCGGTGCCGGCGCCAATTTGATCGAAATAAGCGACTTCACCCCTGACGGTTTCTTCCCGCACGGCCGAGCGCAAACGGCTGCCTTTCTGTTGGGCCAGCAGCCTGATATTTGCGTCGTACATCGACGTAAAGGCTATCGAGATTTGAGAGGACATGTCCCCTGTTCTCCTTTCTTCATGATGATTTTGTTGTATGAAGCGGCTAGGTTTCCCGGCGCAGATCATCGCTTGGATGCCGCACCAGACCGAACCTCGGCGCTTTCGTGTGCCGTAAACGGCCTGCTTTCAGGCAGTCAACCGGGCGCGCGGCAAGAAGGCGCGCGTTATCCGGATTTATTCATCTGCCGCCATAGGCGGATTCATAAAGGGCGCGCATCCGCTCGACGGTTGCCTCGTGCTCCGGATGGTGTTTATTCAGATAAGGATGCCGCGGATCCATTTTGACTTCGGCATGCAGGCGTTCGATCGCGCGTTTAGCATCAGCGCTGGAACGCGGCCCGAGATTGCTGCCACCACGACCCGTCATGCTGTCTTCACCGATGGCGCTGCCGACGCGCGCCAGCAACTGCATCAACGGCGCTTCGCCAAGCCGATCGGCGATGCTCTCAAAATCCTTCTCGCCGTCCATAAATGTATGAAAGGCGCGCCGCGCCGCGGCAAGATTGGCTTTATAACGGCTGCCCCAGATATCCTGAAGCGTCGCCCCTATGTCAGCAACTGCGGCAGACGCTGCCGCGGTAACCTTCTCATTGGACGGACCGCCCGTGGCTTCAGCTTCATTGGCCGTCGCCAGTTCGAGATAGGCCGCATGCAGTTTTTTGGCCTGCGCGGCCGTCAACCCGGCGGCATGAGCGGTTTTACGGAACCAGTCTTCCATTTCCGCGTTATAGGCATTGCGATCGCCGGGTCGCTCGAACTGATAAGCATCGGGTGAATTTGGCCTGCCCAACTTGTCCCAGACGGCGTTCCAATCTTCGTCTTTTGCTTCCTTGCCAGGCAGAGGGATTTTCTCGCCGCCAAACATTTTTTCAAGATGCGCATAACTGCGTACGACATCATGCGGCGACTTCCAACCCTTTGCCGTGACCAGGCTTTTCTGCTCCGGATCAAGCATCCCGCGCCAATCTTGGGCATCCGCCAGGGTGACGGATGCTGGCCCTTCGGCCGCCGCAGCCGTGGCCGCGTTTGCTTCATTATCAGCGGTCATTGATTGCCTCTTCTATGAATTGTGGAAAGTCATCGGGCACCAGGCCGACAAGCTCGGCAATATGCAAAAAGACGTCGCGGGCGCCTTCGTTGAACATGGTCTGATAGGGATCGTTGGGCACAAAGCTCGACTGCCCGACCCGGCAATAATGCGCAAGATCGGCCAGGACAAGGCGCGCGAGCATTTCGCGCTTGTCGAAAATTGTCTTATAGGCTTGCGCCGTTCTTTCGCCACGCTTGCGCCCGTGCAGACGCAAGAGCCATTGCACACCCGCCTTCATGCTGCTTCTTCCTGTTGTGGCTGCGTATCAGGAGCTGCGGTGGCCTGCGCGGCGCCAGCACTGGCGCCAAGCATGCCGCTCAGCATCTTATCCATGGCACCAGCGGCTTTGAGATCAAGGCCCGTCCCACCAGCGGAATCCGCGATTTTTGGCGATTGTGCCCGGCGTTCGGCAACGACGCGCGGATCGACCAGCAGACGGCTTGGAACGCCGAAAGCCTGTGCGATAGCACGCGCCGTGGCATCCGGATCTATATTGTCCATGATCTCGGGCTTCATTGAAGCCAGCGGCGACAAGGCTTCGAGCGCGCGCACGATCGCGGCACCCTCGCTGGCGCGTTGCGCACGCGCTAGCGGTGACACATATTCGATGCGCAGGCCGGAATGCGCCATCTGTTGCGGCGGCTTGGGCAAAAGACCGGCGCGCTGCATGATGGCATATTGCCGCTTGATCAAGGGGTCGAGGAATTCGCTCTGGATGCGGCCCAGATGGGGCCCCATCAGGCGCAACTTTTCCTCTTGCCGCGCCAGCACCTCGGTCGCCGTCTGATTGGGCTGCTGCACCATCAGCATGAGCGAAAAGTAGAAAGCCTCGCGCACGGCTTCACGCCGCTTTTCCTCAAGCTCGACGCCCAGTTCAATATTCGCCCCGGTCATCAAAGGCTCGTACCGCTTGCGGCCGTTTTCATCGAGACCGCCATAGATAATTCCGCCGGGATGGGTGCGCAAACCCCGCACCGCCGCCTCATCGACCGCAAGCAGCGGCGGGTCGACCGCCTTTTGCGCAGCAATGATCGTCGTCTTCGACATCGCATTCAGCATCTTAATGTCGGGTAGCGCCAGCATCGCCGGGCTGTCGCCATAAGCATGGCGCGATGCCGTGGACCAGCGCGGCACCTGATAGGGAAATTCGTGATACCCGCCCTCGCTCAGCAATTTTCCGCCTTCGACGTCAATATAATAGCTGGCAAATTGCAACCCCGGACCATCCAGGCGGCGCCATTGCGGATCTTCACGCGGCATGACGACATGCAGAAAGTCGAATTTGCGTTCAGGTTCACGATCGACGATCTTCAGGATCTTATCGCCGCATTGATCGCCCCAGCGTTGATAGGCCTGACGCGCCGAAAAGGTAAAACGACGAAAGATCGTGTCGATCTCGTCACGGTCATTTTCGGCAACGAAACATTCCGCGAGATGTCGGCAAGCATAATAGACATGCCCTGTGTCACGGTCTTCTTCGGTATAAAAAACTGCCGTCCCGAAGGTGACGAGGTCGGCATAAAGCTCCATCACGCGGCTATAAAACTTTTGGCCGTTTGCGGCAAAAGCGTTACGCATGCGGCGGCTAACTTCATCGAGCCATTCTTTAGTTTCCGTCGATTCTTCGCTTTCCTCAAGCGAAGAGCGCAAGGCGAACCAGTCGTTCGCCGCGTTGGTAATCATGCCCCAAAGACCGGCGGCCAGGCTATCGGCTGCCAGACCGGCGGTCGCGTCATAAATTTTCTGTTGGCGTTTTTCACCCAAAGCCTGGCGCGCCGTGAAATCGGCACGCAGCGGCTTTGCCAGCTCGGCGATTTCCTGCCAGTGCAATTCCAGCGGCGCCCGCTCGGCGGCAAGGCTCTCCTGCCGACGGATGAGTTCTTTTGCAAGATTTTGCATATTCTATTCCAGTCTTGAGGTCAGGCCGGACGCGAAATTCAACTGCCAAGAAGCTGTTGATGCGCAACGGGCGCCGGGCTGTTGAGGCCACCGGCGTCCGTTAGAATGGTGGAAGCGCGGCCATTCAGCATACGCAACCGCTGGCGTTCCAGGCTCATGGCAGACTGCGATGCAGTGTCATCCTTTTGCGGCACCGGTATCTGCTTGATTTTGGGCATCTTTGGTTTTTTGGAAATTGCGCACATTTTCTCTTCTCCAGTAATAGCCAATGAAATTTTCTTTGTTCTTGCCATAGGCGCGATGCAGGGATTCCCGCTCCGCACCCAGCCGTTCCAGCCAGCGATGCGCCGTGACATGCGCAGCACTGCTGCGACATTCCGCGCGGTGGCAACCTGCGTTATAAAGCGCCGGTATGATCCAGCGCCTGACCAGCCGCGTGGCTTCCCGCGCGGCTTCGGGCCAGCGGTCGGTCGCAAACATCCAGACCTGCCAGACCTTTGGCCACATCTCGCTTGCGCCGATGACGCAGACTGGCACACCATCGGCAGCCTTGATCACCGCACCGATTCCAGCATGCGCGAGACACTCGGTGGCGAGCAGATCCGGGTCTTCGTCCCAGCGCGTCGCAAATATTTCTGCACGGTCGGCGGCACGCATGCCACGCGCAACCGTGCGCACATCCGCAAGGTTAAGCGGCACTATGGGCATTCCTCTACTCCGTCTTTTTTGTTGCTTTCGCCTGTAGGGCGAGACGATTCACCAGTCGAACGGGTGATAGGCCCGCGCCTCTTCGGGGCGCAAAGGTGGCCGGGCGCGCGGCGTGGGCCTACGGCTCATCGCCAGATAGCGAAACGCATCTGCCGCATGGCTGGTCCAGTCATGGAGCGGCCGCGGCCGCGGGGCCTGTAGTCTTTCGTTAAAATCGTTGCGATACTGGCGGAGCGCCTCAAGCCCGCGCGCGCATTTTTCGGCATCGAACCAGCATTTCGGCAGCAGGTTGCGGACGGCCTCGATACCGTCTTCGACTTTGTCGGCCTTCAAAATGCGCGGCCTGACGCCCAAGCTGCGCAGCGTTTCGACGCGGCTGTTACCGGTGCCAAGTTCGCGCACCTCCGCGTCGTGCGGCAGGAAATGCTCGCCATAGACATAGGGTAGCGCCGCCAGATGCTTCGCATAATGCGCAAGCCCGGCACCGCTGGCCTCGTAATAGTCGATGACGCGCAACTCCGCGCCGCTTTGCTGCCAAAACCAGATGGCGGTCGCATCGCCGATGCCAAGATCCCACGCCGTGTGAACAGGTAGCCTTGGCTCCCACGGCAGATTGCAGATCCTGCCTGCCTGCTCGGCCGCCTCGATGAGACGGGCGTAATAAGCGCCAGGGATGGCAACGTCGAAGCTGCACTCGAATTCCTGGGCGAATTGCTCCTCAGACATCGATTTGCGCGCGGCTTCAAGCTCGGCTAGCGGGATGATGCCGGTCTCGCTTGCCCGGAAACGCACCGCGTGCCAATCAGGATCGCGTCGGGCATGATCGTAAAGCTGTGCAAACTGATTCCGCCCCATCGGCGTCCCTATAAAGAGCGCCCAGCCATGCCGGTCGGTTAGCGCCGGACGAACAACTTCGGCCCAGACGCGCGGGCTCATCTGCGCGTATTCGTCGAGCACGACGCCATCGAAATAAAGGCCGCGCAGCCGGTCGGCATTGTCCGCGCCATAGAGGCGGATACGCGCGCCGCCTGGCAAATCGACGCGCAACTCGGTCTCGGTCACGCCAACGCCAGGAATCGGCATGGCGTATTTCTTCAAATAGCCCCAGGCGATATCCTTGGCTTGCGTCAACAGTGGCGCGATATAGGCATAGCGCGGTTCGGGCAGATTATTGGCCGCAGCTTTGGCAATCAATTCGTTGATGCAAAAAACCGTCTTGCCAAAGCGGCGATGGGCGACCAGGACGTTGAAACGCTTCAGGCTTTTATGCAGCACGCCTTGATGCGGCCTTGGTGCGTATAGCTCGACATCGATAGAGGTATCGCCAGGCAAAGACGTCTCGGGCAAGAGCGGCCCGACTGCTTCCCCTGCGGAAATTTTCGATTCCGGCGGACTCTCGGAATTCACGGAATCATCCGAGACCTTCGCCGTGCGCGCAGGGCGCCGTGATGTGGCGCGGCCTTTTGCCTTGCGCGTTGCCGATTCCGAAACGGACAT